AAATCAAGGACACAATCACTAAATCACAACTTTAAATATCACCTCTTGTTCATGCGCTTTTGATGCTGATTTAGTGTTGTACGTTTCTAGCTGCTTAGTAATCGCATAGCCATCATAACTATCTGCCTCTTGTTAAATTCAAACAATGGTGTTAGTAAAGCATCCATAGCTTCACGCGCTGCCCAAATATCTTTTTGGTAACTTCTGCCCTCGAAAGATTTTAAACCGCGATCATAAGAACTTAAACTTTCCATATCAGCAAAATCACCAATACAAACTACTACATCAGGCTTTTTTGCTACCATGTAATTACCGATAGCTTTTAGATAAGTAAAATCAACATCAGGCTTAGCCTGTATGTCAGGTATAAACATATGAGTTGTCAAAGCAAGCCCTTTATTTTTCAGCACACCCAAAAGTATTGCAAACATTGTCAACCCATGCTGAGCAAGTGTTGAAATCGCTAGTCGTTACTGCTGTTGCTCGTTCAATAGTTCGTATGTAAGAATCGGTTGTGTCACGCTCTGTCCCGCTTTCGGTATATTCGGGCGTGTTGGTAATGTCGGACATTCCACCGCTACTAGCTTTGGTGCTGTCGCGCAACTTGTTAGCAGTAGCAACCCGCATATCGTTAAGTTTTTTAGCATAAGATTTTTCCAGTTGAGATTTAAGATTGTCACGGTCTGATTGTGATTTGATGTTGAGTTTAGCTAATTCGGCTTTGTGCTTTTCACTTTCAATATCAGCATCAACCTGTGCTTTTTGCTCTAACCCACGATTATTTTCATTTAATATGCTTGCGTAGTCTTGATATGCCTTAATTTCAATAGCCAATTGTGCGTTAGATGCGCTTAGGCTTGCGTTATCAATGCGTAGCGCACGAACGTATAGCAAGCCTATAACTACTATTGCCACTGGTAAAATAACGCGCCAATGCGTCACAATAAAGCTGAATATTTTAGGGATAATTGATATGAAAGAAGTAAGCCAACTTTTAAGCAGTAATCCGATAATTGTGAACATTATGCTGACCTCGTTGGCTGATAAAATGCGTAGGTTACTTTGCGCCCACTAAAGTTTGCTATCATTGTTTGCCTACGCATTTTAGGATGAACAGAAAGATGCACCCATGAACCTTCTTCGATTAACTGATCGTAATCAATATCACTTGCTTCAATCACTTTGATAATATCTAGCGGTGTACCGTATCGTCAACAAATTGCCTGCTTATGCCAAGTTTAAAACTTGCTTGGTTATTACTGCCTGCTTCAATAACAGCTTGTATAATTTCAGTTTGCCGCTCAGTTTCGCAGTATTGCAGAAACTCTTGCATTAGCTATCCTTTATAATTAGTAACGCCTATGCATTGTTTGTATTCTTTTTCGCGCCTTATTGTTAGTCCGCGCAATGGCTTACCTTTAAAATTATCCCACTTTAAAATTTGCCTACAAGCATCATCATAGTTTGTTTTGTTTAATAATCTAACTAGCGTACTACGACAAAATGCACCTGATCCAATATTATACGCTAAGCTAGTATAAGCATCATATTCGTATTGATGCAAGGGTACGGTAACGCAGGATTTAATTGCGCCCTCAAACTTCTGTACATCAACTACAGCGCGATTTAATGCTTCAGCTACTGTTACCTTATCGCCTATCTTAACATTTTGTGTCGTTCCAAAGCCAATTGTAGGCACATCGCCAGCAATTGGGATATAAGCATTGTCACGATAACCTTCAGCAACAAGCAATCCGATTAACGCAATACCGCTAATGCCTAAGCTGATGATAGGTGCTCGATTCATTTTTTCTCTATTTCATCGTGGTGACGTTTGATTTCCAAGTAACCTAACACCTTAAAAACAATCTGCACAATCAAGCCAATTAATGCCAATATTAAACCACCAATCGCTGCCAATTCATTAGCCGTCAGCCCAAAAAATACAGCTCCACTTGCGCCACCATAAGTGACTTTTGTCGCTGCCGCTGCAATAGATTCTTTGTCCATCTTGTTCCCTTTAATTCATATATTTTACTTATTGACGTTTTTGGAAAGATTCAGCACCTAATCTGCCACCAAGCCCTCTAAATCTAGAAGGTGTTGCTGGTATTTTCGTATTATCAAGCAAACTTCTAGGCACGTTAAGCGAATTTCTTACTGCCGCATCAGTTGTTATTCCAGTTAATGGATCAGCAAGCATTGGTTTGCCAAAAGGGATGGCATTAACGACTTTAGATGATCCTATTCTTTCCAATGCAGAATACACAGATGATGCAGTGTTTGAATTATTCACAGCACTTCCAACTGGTTGCGTTGTTTCGTATTTTATAACGTTTTTAATTGCGTTTAATTTAGCAATTTCATCTTTATTAAATAACAACTCTAGTTTCTTATTAGTAATCAAACCGTTTTTACCAAAGACTTTATCCATAGCAGAAGAACTAATTTTTGCTGTGGTGTTATCTAAATTGCCTGCTGTTGATTTAAATTTAATGTAAGACAACATATCATTTTTTAACTGTTGTTTTGCTGTTTCGTCTAAAACATCTATTGTGTTTTTAAATTCATCTAAATTTGACCTGATTATATATTTCTCAAATATTTTATCTGGTTCAACACCATCATCAATAGCTTTTAATATAGGCGCGTTTTCTTGTAACTTTTTAAGGTTAAACGCTTCTTTTCTTGCAGCATTAAAAGCCCCTAAAACATCATTGCCAACATCGCCAACTAGAGGAGTTTCCTCAATAGCATCTCTGACTATTTTTAGAGCAGATACTGCATTGCCATTACCAGATTGTTTTGCCGCTCTACTTGCGCTAGATAATATTGTTTTTAGCTGTTCTGCTACTTGTATGTTTAAAGGGATTTTACCTTCAGCAATATCATTTACAATAGTTTTAATTTCACCGGGCAAAAAAGCATTTTTTAATTGAGCATCTAAATTTTTGCCAACTTGATTAGTAAAAGCTAAATTATCATACATGACATCTCGCCCACCCAATCCTTTAGCTACGTCATATAAATTAGTAACAGCTTCTTTTCTACCTTGCAAAAAGTTTGATGCAGAATCTAAAACATTACTTCCAGAAGTAAACAACTCACCAGATGATTGTGCAGCACCTAAATCATCTAAATTTTTAAGTAAAACAGAATTGTTTTCGTTAGCTACATTTTTTAAGTTTCCTGCGCTATTAACAGCTAGTTTTTCTACATTAGTTTGGCGTGTAATATCTGAAGGGTCTAAAGTTAACTGTGCTTTTCTAGGAGTTGCGCCTGTGTTTCTGTAATCAAGCAATCTGTTTAATGCGTCTTTTGACAATTTTGGGTTTATTTTTAACGCATCTTGTGTGTCTTTAACAATAGAGTTTCGTACGCTTTCTGATAAGTCAGCTAAATTAATGCCTGACGTTTGCAATACAGCTTGAGCTTTTTTTTGTGCTAATGGAACTTGTCCTTTTTGACTTACATTTTTTAATCTTTCAGCTATTGTTTTAGCTCCTGTATATCCTTTTGATATTCCAGCACCAATTACATCGCCTATCCCTTTACCTACTGCTCCACCTGCTCCACCTAAAATGGTATTTGCAACTATTGAATCATCTTCTGTTGTTGGTTGTAAAGCACCCAGCACACCACCAACTAAAGTTGATCCTGCATAACCTTGTGAGCCAGGAATAAACGCAGTTGGAATTGCTGGTAAAATAGAACCTGCAATATTTCCTGCTTGCGCTGCTGTACTTTTCATTAATGGCTTGTCTAATTCTCTTGCTTTGGCAATATCACTTTCTGAAACTATACCTAATCTTTGACCTATTCCACGACCTGTATCTACTAATCCCTTGCCAACACCAAGCGCAAATTTATTAAAAGTACCGCCATAAGGATCAAACTCTGAAACATTGCCATAACCGCTTTGTTTTAATGATTGTGCCATTGTTGGTTGTTGCATTGATTGAACGTCAGCTGCCTGATTCCTTAAAATAGCAAAATCTATCTCTTGGTCTGACATTGAATCTGGGAACTCAACCTCTCCTACATTTTCTATTGTTCTGATTTTAGGCATTATTTATATGCTCCAGTTCTCATGTTGTATTGCAAACGTGGTTTTGGTTGTACTCGTGGTGCAATTACAGAATCATTTGATAAATAAAGTTCAGGAATGACATTTTGAACATTTTGCTCAATAGCACCACCAGCATTTCTTTTCATTGCATTTTGAGTAACTTCTCTAGCTTGTTTTTTCTGTTCAATTACTGATTGCGAATCGCCAAGTTGTGGGAAATACGTTGCTATTTCATCTTCCATTTCTTGTTCGCCAATAACAGCTCCAGATTCTTTTCTTAAATTTGCTCTTACCCAGTTAGCTTGTGCTTGTCTATATTGTTGTCTTTGAGGCGTTTGTGCAAAACTTCTAGATGCAACATCACCAACAAAAGGTATTGCTCCTAGCCCTTCTTCAAATGCTGTTGGCTGACCTGCTGAAGCACTCAATTCATCTATTGTGGCTGTTGCTGATTTCATTCTATCGTAAAATCCAGCAGCTAAATTTTGAGCGTCAGTAGTTTTAGGTTGAGTTGATTTTGGTGTATAAGTTGTTGGCTGACCTGCTGTATTTAAAATTTGCATACCTGGAGTATTTGGAATATAAACTAAATTACCGCTTGCATCCGTTTCAGTTTTGTAAGTTGTAGCAGATGGTGTTTTTGGGGCATCCATTTGTCCAGTAGCTATTCTGCCGCCCCTAGTTCCATCTGGATTTATTTGATAAGTAATTTTATTTCTACCTTCTTGCACTTCAATTGTTTCAAATTTTCGTGGAGCTGAAACATTTTCTTTTCTAGCTATTTCTCCAGTATCATTAAATCTGATAGAACCATCAGGAGCAACAAACGTGGTTCTTTTAGTTGGAACAAGGTTTGATTCAGCAAATTTAGCTGCGGATTCAGGGTATGCCAATGCCACCCTTTGTTGGTCTGGAGTTAATGTGTTTATATATTGCTGTTGAGCTGCACGTTGGTCTTGTTGACGTTTCATATCAGCAATTTTTTGGGTTCGTTCAAAGTCACCAAAGCCACTTTCAATGACATTCTGACCAGCTTGTTGTCCAGCCATCAAAGCCTTGCCGATATAAGGCAAAGCAGAGCCGTAACCTTGGTTGCGCGGCTGAGCAACAAGAGCAAGCAAAGCATTAGCGATGCCTGTACCTGTAGCGCGTTTTTGTAGCTTATCAGTAGCTTCTTGTCCTAACAGTCCTGAATAATACTCAGGGGCTGATCCGAATATATTAAAATTCATTATAGTATTCCTCTGCGTTTGATAGGTTGAGCCATTCCATAATCAATATTCCCTTGTCTTTGGCTTCCGCGTGACACGCTTGCGCTACTTGAAGGCATAGGCATTTGCTGTGGTTGTGATTGCGATAAAATGTTTGCAGCACCAACAACATTGTCAGGCGTTACATAGTCAGGTAAGTTTGATGAAAAGTTTTGAAAAGCGTTTGACAATACACCTTCACCACCTGTAAATGTTTGAAATGGTGTTCCTGCGCCTACAAAGTATTCAGGATTAACTAAATTACCAGATGCGCCTGCAACCATTCCAGATGATTCAATACTGCCAGGAATTATTGCGGATGTAGGAATTGCGCTTGAACCTACTTGACTTGCCCCCTCAATTGCCTTTGCTCCTTCAATAGCGGCTTCACTTCCTTGTAATGCGTTGCCAATTAAACCGCCAGCCCCACCTAAAGCCGCTCCTTTTAACGCCCCACCAATACCGCCCCCACGAAGCAATCCAAGACCAGCTCCTATACCCATTAATGGCACTATTCCTAATCCCATATTAAGCCCCTTTCAATCTGCCAACTACGTAGCAGATAGGTTCAATTATCGCACGATATATATGACCTAATGTATCACGCTTGCCTTTTCTCTGTTTCCAGATATCAGCCGTACGATGTCTAGCAACGTGTTCTAATACTGACCTCACCATACGTCTAATAGGATTGGTTTCGTTTAAATAGCCAAACATTAAAATAGGCATGAATAAAGTATGATAGCCAACTTGATAAGCTGGATGTAAGTCTTTAGATTGTGCAAGCCATATCTTATTACGGAAACTACCAAAGCCGTACACATGGTTCATAGCTGTACAAACAATCTTGCCACCACCGCTAGATGATTGTGTTGTTGTAGATGATGACCCTTGCGGCACGCCTGATATTTGAGTTAAGAATTGGTTAAGTTTATTTTGTGGTAAGTTTTGCTCAAAGTTAAAACGGTTAATATTATCTTCTAGTGCTGATTGTTGATAATTTTCTTGAGCTTGTCCAACATTAGCCAATTGATTAATGTCAGTATAATCAGCTTGTGCTAATTGCGGTGCGGTGCCAGCGGCAGCATCTTGTCTTGCTCTTTCGTTAGCAAAGTTTGTATAAGACATCTCACCAGCTTTATTTGTCAAAGTGTTAGCTAGAGTTGTACCTGCACGATTAAACAAGTTCTCTTGTGCGCCTGATCCATAACGACCAGCTTGAGATGCCCCTGATTGAGCTTGGTTGATAGCATCAAAATAGTTTTGTGATGCCGCACCTGCTGCGCCAGCCATAGCTTGATTAAAGAATGGATTGTTTTGTAGATACTGTCCGCCAATAACGTCTTGCTGTTGTTGTTGTGCAGCTGGTAATAAAGGGTTACCACCTAAAGCTCTGTTTTGTTGAGCTTGTAGTGCCGCCTGCGTTGTATCAGACGGACTAACATAAGTTTGACCAGGATAATAATCAGGATTATTCGATTGATACAATCCTTGCGCTTCATTTAAACCATAAGTTACATAAGGTCTAAGCATAGGATCAATCGTTGCAGTTGATTTGCTTTCACCACCACCACCGCTACCTTTGCCGCCACCATAAAACATAAAGCTATCAACTAAGTCACTAACCCAATTTAATTTAATCATTTTTCATTTCCCTCTATCGGTAATTCATAAAACATAAATTTTGATTTGAAGCCATCTTTTTCAAATACTTTCTTCCAGCCTGTCCTACCGTACGATTCTATCGTTTTACATCCGTTATCGCTTGCGAACCTTCTTAGCAAGGATAACATATCATCTTTCCATAGTTTAAGCTGTGTACCACCCGTAAAATGCAAAATCAGGGCATTTAAACGTGGATATTGTATGACTTCTGTTATTACAGCACCGTAAATCTTATTCTCATCAAATGCGATCCATAACTGCCATTTGTTTTTATATAGCCCGTCTTTGATGTCTTGTAAATTAAATCGCCCGTGTGTGTATTTTGCTGCGCCTTCCATGTAGTCTGATATTTGATTCCAAACTAAATCATAATCTTTTGGGATGACGGCAGATACAAACATTAGCCAACCACGATATACATGTAATTACAAACATAAGCATTGGAGTCGTAATTAATAACTGCTTGCCCTTTAGAACGTGTGCCAACGTATAGTTTTACCATTTCACCAGCCGCGTTATCATCTAACGGAGTAAATATAATGGCTGTATCAGCACCAATGCGCTCATTATATAAAATACTGCTTGTGGTTGATGCTGTAGTAACAAAGTAGCCGGTGTTGTTAGTCTTGCCGTCTACAATGTTATTGACCACTTCACTAATCTCGCGTGGCTGTGCGCCTGCTGGATTTAATTTTCGGTATCGCTGATTAACTGACATTATCTAACGCCCTGTTCAGCTAAGTCTACCTCAATCGCTAGAATGTTAGACCAACGATCACCTGTTGGAATAACTGATAGTTGATGATATTTACCCCCGCTTCTTAATGAAACTCTATTTTCTAAATCAGCAGGAATGTAAGCACCAAAGTCAACTACTTGGTTTAATAAATTGCGACTTGATACAGCAACATCCGCTGATCCGTCATCAATGATTGGTCTAGCTAATTTAATCACCGTTGTAAATTGGCTGCCAAAAGAGCCTGTGTCAATCCTAGCTGGAGCGTTGTCGCCTGTGAAGGTTACGATTGTGTCATCAATTGCACCTGACAATACAGTCTTACCGCCTGTATACAATGGTGAATCTAATGACGTTGTTAACGTGTCTAAAGTAAACCCAGCCGCAGATGCAGCCGCTAAATCTACAGCATTACCTGTACCAGTTCCAGCTCCTGTAGCCGTAAATCTAGCGCCTACCAAGTTTAAAGCCGAACCGATTAGTGTAAAATCTGTGTCGCCTATTTCAGTAATGGTATATTCTTGAGCTATTACAAAAGAGCCTGCGTTTACGACATAGTTAATTGCTAAGCCTTCTAAAGTGCTACCTGCCGAAGCTGATTGAGCCACAACCGTTGCATCTGATTCGCCATAAGACCATTTTTGCACTTGCCAGTTGTATATCATAAGCCCACGTTTAGCAAAAGTAGTTTCAAAGTTCCATATCACTATTTTCTTAAACGGATCAACCGTTGCTGACATATTAGAAAATTTAGCAGGGTTAGCGTTTTCATAAAACCATCTATCTACCTTTTCGTTACCAATAGGCGTTACGGTTGAACCATCGCACGAATAAAAACCTTCTTCGCCTAAGAAAAAAGTAGTGTTTCCATACTTGGTAACAGAATTACCTTCTACGCAACCTAAGCCTTTAGCAATAGTATCGAATTGAAAGAAAAAAGGCGATCCAATGTAAGACATTCTAACTACTGCGCTATCTAATAACACTAAGCCAAACTCACCGCCTGTGATACCGCGAATGTTGCCACCGTCTGCAATAATTTGAAAGTCTGACTGCGATGTTGCGCCACTTGTCCAATCGCTTTCATCATTTATGTCTGACCATTGAACCTTATTTGCGTTAGTGCCTGAATCTAAGTTGGCAGCTACAACAAAATCTCTCACTACCGTTACATATTCAGCAATTGGTGCATTAGCTGCCGCATCTAAAAATGTTGTGCTAGAGCCTAGTGTGTAAACTTGTAATTTATTAACATTGTTAGCAGCAATGACGCTACTGCCAAACTGTGTGAAGTTCCATTTCACGATGCTTGAATAACCACCTGATTTTGATACATCATCTAAATCTAGCGTAGCAGAATCAAACTTAAATAATTTAGTTGTGCCGCCTGCAAATACGTTAGTTGTTGATGCAAACCTTCCAGCAAATACATTGCTTAAACTTTCACTTGCCGCGTTTGAATAATTTACAGGAGATGGGAAAGGATTATAACCAACCCCTGCTGGTATAACATTAAAAGCATAAGAAATGTTCTCTACAATAGAAGGTTGATCTGGTGTCCACTCTGTAAATGTAATGTTTTGTATCGGCATCATTAGCTTTTCATAATATATGCTAAAGCATAGTATGGTGGTAAGTTAGCGTTAGTGCCACTTGAACCAGTTGTGCTGTTAGCTATCGTTATACCTGTAACCGATGACTGTGTGTTTACTGAAGTTCCTACAAGCCCGCCTCCTGAGTCAAAAGCATTACCTCCCGACTCAATAAAGATTCTAGAAATTACATGAGTATGTCCAGGGTCTGTGACTGTAGCTGTATGGGTATGACTTACAACAATAGCATCAGCACTCCCCCCAGTAGCATCTACAGCATAAGTAGAGCCTGCGCCTACAACAAACCGATTGCGTAAATCAGGCGTTCCACTAGAGCCGTTACATAATAACCATCCACTAGGAATAGAGCCTGTTGAACCTGACCATAACATAATCATGCCAGATACAAAAGCTGCCCCCCATTGTGGAGATAATCCAGTGCCACGAGATAACAATGCTTGACCAGCAGTTCCTGATCCCCCATTAACAATTAAATCAGTTCCTAAAGTTGATGTGCCAGTAACAGTTAAATTACCGCCTACCGTTAGATTATCAGCATCTGCCCCTGTTACTAAATCTTTAACCTGTGCCATAATTTCACGGATTGCGTTGTTAATACCGCTAGGCGCACATCCTTCTGCAATATCTACTCCCCCAACATCTGTATTGTTTGCTGGTGTTGCTGACCATTCGCTAATTTTGTTTTTTGCCATTATCTATCCTTTTCGATTCCAAATGTTTGTGTCCGATGAAACGTCTGTCCAATTATTGTCGCCAATAACTATATCATTCCATGTATTGTTTTCTACTGGTATAGGTGTCCAGTTTTTGCCGATTGGCGCACCGTTAGCATTAAATACCGCGAAGCCTGTGACTGCTCCTGAAGTTGTACGAACACGCGTAGAATTTGCTATAACGATCGCCAAGCCATTTATTTGACCTGAGCTTAACTTTTCCCTTACTGCGCTAGCAACAACGCTTCCTACGCCACTTATAGACGCTGAATCAGTAAAGATAGCAAAGGCATTAGCCTCAACTTGAGCGTTACCTGTAATCTGTGCTGAATCTGTGCGAATTGCAAACGCTAAAGCTGTTACATCTGAGCTTCCTACAATAGCCGCAGATCCTAATACAATAGTTTGCGCTAAAGAGCTAAACGGTATCTGTGAGAATGCGGATATACCGAACATCAGTTAGCTTTTGGATATTTAGTCTTAACACACATCGCTAGAATAGGTGATATCAACATCGCAAAGATGGTAACAACCAGATTGATTGGGAAGTAGCATAACCATATAAGTTTAAGTTTCATTTATTTTTCCTTTAGCTGCTCAAAAAACCATATTTTCAGGGTGAGGCCGATCGTCATGCGTAATTACCCCTGCAAGCACAGGAAGATCTCGCTTACAGCATGGGCAGTAGTATTTAGACAACCCCATGTTATTAGCATCGAGTGTGTCGCTCAAGTATTTTTCTAATCCGTTGCTCATTTTATCTCCTCCGTAATCATGTCTTCGGAATCCTTGTTTTGATGCCGTCTTGCCAGTCAATCCAAGTTGTTGTGCCGTTAGTAGCATCGTCATACTGCATACCAAACTGCTCGCCTGTGCTTTTCAGGTTGTACTCAGCGGTGCGGAGTTGTTGGTAGGTGGGTGGAGGTGGTACTGGCCTGAGCGCTTCAGCGTCTGCATCCGTGATGGCAACTGAGCCAGCAGGCAAGACATGCGCGTAGCTGTCGTCGTCAAGAAAATGCAGGGAGTTGTCGGGGGCTTTGTAGTACATGATTTTTCCTTTAGCGAAGTTCGTTTGTAGTTGGCCATAAGCCGTTCGTGTCAGTGATTACGTATCTCGCCCCAATCGGCACAACAAAACCGCCAGCAGATGATTGATTTCCGCTACTAGAATGAGCTTTCGCAAACGTAAAACTTGTGCCGCCGTTTATAACCACCGCACTAGATGTAGTTCCCGCGACGCTACCGGGGGTCAATCTATTCACTGATAGCGGTTTGCCCGTCAGGTTGTAATACGTCACCCCACTGGTGCGCGTAACCACCTGCCACGTCTGCCCATAACCCAAGCTAGACATTGCAGCCAGTGCCTGCCCGCCAATCGGTTGCACTACTGCCAATGAACCCCAACCCACAGAGGTTGTGAACGGCACGTCAATAAAGCCGACTATTCGGTAAGCTACACCAGTACGCACCGCTGCTGCTTTAATTGCAGTTAGTGTCGTGGCCGCTGTAGCCGTAGTAATAACACCTGTCTCATCCAGATTCACGCCACCAGCAAGACTAGAAGCCGCAAGTTCAATCGTGCCTGCGTTGTTGATTGCAAGGATAACAATCCTACGAACGCCGTCAGCGGTAACAGCGCCGAATGAATCGGTAGCTGCAATTACCAAAGATAGCGTAGCAGCGTTCTGCAATACAGCTAGCGCACCACTTGTTAGTGTAGTGCTTCTAAAAGCAACTGTGCTTATACCCAAAGTGACCGTAATAGCGTTAGAGGCTACAGTAGCTCCAATTGGGCGCAGTTCAGTGGCTGCATCTGAGGCGGCAACTGCTGGATAAGTAACAAATACGTTACTATCGCCTGATAGCGTGATTGGTGATGTGTTACCATTTGAGTTAGATAAGATTGTAGTTCTAGCCAAAGTAGTGCCAGAAGACGTATATGTTCCAACACCAACTTCCCATGCGGTACTATTTGTGATTGTATAATAAGTAGTATTTCCATCGCCTATTACAGTAAAATCTTGAAATCCAGTAACAGCAGATCCAAGCGTGAGCGTGCCTGTGCCTGTAGTTGATGTTGTAACCTGTACTCTATCTGCTAATACTAAAGCCATGTTATGCCCTTAACTTAACTGAACCGTTAAATTGCTTGATGCAATCTTAAATATGTCGTTAGTTTCAATTGTTTTAGCAGCATCTAAAGCTGTGTGATATAACAAATTACCGCTTGTAGAAGCGTCTAATATACCAATCCAACCAACAGTTCCCCAGTTAGCAGTAGCTGACGTAAATGTTACGTCAGCATCACTAGCAGATAAGCCGTCAGAGGGTGCGCCAAAAGTTACTGATTGACGTGCATAAGAGCCACCTGATACTTCTGTGCCTGTATTAGCGTCTGTAGGATCAGTTGTATACAAACCAACATAAACTGTCGCCGGGCTTATATAAGTAGTGTTGCGGATTGTTGCGTTGATTAGAGCCTGCTCTAGATAATTACTAATTTCAGCCATGATGTTTCCTCATCTTAAAGTTACGTTTAAAGCAGTATTGGGGAATTTCTTACCAATATCGTTGTTCATAATGTTGGATATAGCGCGTTCGTACATACTTGCCCATACTTGTAATCTAGCATCGTTCATCAAGTATGGTTCTGCTTCAGCTAATGTTGCGTATAAAAGCGCATCAGGATAGTTAGCTAGATATAAGTTACTTGATACACTTGGTGAGATGAATGCTGGCTTGTTGTAATAAAGCATTTGCAATACCTGATTGTTGTCAGGCGTTGGCGCAAATTGCATCTCATAGCCAATAATGGTGAAGTAATAAGGTTGTCCAGATGTCGTTGTTAAATGATTGCGGAAAAACTTATCAGGACTTTGATATTCTAATGTTACTGGAGGGTTACCTTGAAAATGAATCTCGCGCATCTCTAAGAAGTCAATTGGTAATTCTACAGTGCTATCAGTTGCAGTCGTAGTTGATAGTTTAAGCATCTCGCGTGTTCTTAAATCTCTAGTCATACGCTCTTGTGCTAGTTGTACAAAAGTAGGCACGATGCTAGTCAAATCACTACGTGCTAAGTAACTAGCGACTGTATCAACCAATTCATTGTAATTACTAAATGCCATTTTAATCCTTATAATTTTTTAACTAAAACAATAAAGCCATTATCCATCTCTAAATGTTTTACTATCTTAAATCTTTTATTAAATTTATCTTGCCACCAACTCATAGGTTCTTGTATTAAGTGCGCGTTGCGACCATCAGGTAATATCTTTACAGCAGGCTTAGTATGCACGGTAAACAATCCGTACTTTAAAACTAGCCTTTGCAGATCATCCAACACATCAGTTAAACAACCAGGTTCTATATGCTCTAATACGTCAATACAAGCCACCATCTCACATGGTTCAGGCTTCTTATCCCATAAAGGATTACTAGGTTCGTACGGAGTGTATTTAACGTTCTCCGTTAAACTATCTTTTAACCTGCATTTTCCTGCGCCATAATCAAGTAACTCTTTGACGTTGTAGTTTTTAATCACATCATCAACAATAGGTGCAAAGAATTGACTGGCAACCCCGTAACTAGGGTTTTGATGTAACTCCGCTTGCATAACGCGATACTCGTCTGTGATTAACATTGCTTTTCTGCGTGCTTTATAACATCAATCCATTCTTTATTGTCTTTGTAGATCAATTGCATTTTCTGATAGAACGGCATACTTGGTCTTGCATATCGCCATTGATGATGCTTAGGTACTAATGTCAATGTCTTAATCCCTAACGCTGCACTACAATGTAACGCAGTAGTAGGGACTCCAACCACCATGTCTAACTCGGCAATCAATGCGGCAGTATCATCATAATCAGGCGATGTCATTACAGTGTCAAAGTATTTAACGCCATCTATTTTAGATTCAGGTGCGTAATCCAATGATACTAATTGTATGTCTTTACGTTTAAGTAATGGTGCTAAGTCACTAGCTGATAGCTTACGATGTCTGGCGTGTGTTAGCTTTAATCCGCCATGTGTCGTAATGCCAATAACTTTTTTATTCCATGAATCAAACAAGGCACGCCACATTAATCGCTTTTCACTATCAGCAATTAAGAACGGCTTGTTTGGAAACTCTTTAGGATCGTTGCAGAAAAATTCAGGCAATCCACCAATAGGTATCTTTGCATTTATCTCGCTTACATCCCAATCTAGTGTCGGTGAGTGCCGTGTACCGTGTACTTCACAATCAGGGAAGCTACGTTTAAACAAATTCTCTAATCTAGCATCGCAGTCAATATAAACTTTAGCGGATAGCTCTTTAGCTTTGTGTACGCAACTTGCGTAGAATATCTCATCGCCTAAACCTTGTTCACCATAGATAACTAAATTCTTACCAGCCTCACCATTCCATGATGCTTCACCATTATAATCTTGGTCTTTGCGAAACTTAGTGCCGACTGATTTTTTCCACTCTTGCCAGCCCTCTTTATACGCGCCTTTAGCTAGTAGGCAATGTGCTAGGTTCAATTGAGCATTTAAATCGCTTATAGATAGCTCTATTGCAGTCCTAGCGGCTTTCTCTGCCTGTTCCCACTCTGATAGCTGAACTAAAGTAGCTGATAAGTTAGAAAATGCAAGCGTATAGGTCGGATCAAGCTCTGCAGACTTAATAAAGTATTTAATCGCCTCTTCTGGTTTATCCATCTCATGGCAAGCACGACCAAGCGAAGTCCATAATGATTTATTGTTTGGTTGCTCTTGTAACGCACGCCTAAAAATTTGGTAAGCCAGCGATTCTTGTTTAGTTTCCAGCCATATATAACCGAGAAAGTTTAATGTTGCCGCGTCATCAGGATATATATCTAATACCGAATAAATCAAAGGCATTGCGCTGTTGTAATCATTAGCTTCAATAAACTTATGTATTGCAAGCTGACATTCTTTCAATTCGTTTAAATCCATTATTTAATAATCTTAGTTGTTGTTTTTAAATATGGATAATTTTGATTTATTTCTTTTAACAATTCTTTTGTTTGGTTAGGGTTATTAATATCTATCCCCTTTTTCTTTAGCTCTATCTCTACTACCGCAGGTATTGTTGCGTAATGTGCAAACGATTCTTTCACACCTTTAGCCCATGCCTCAGGATTATCACGCTTATCTTTTATCTGTTTAAAAAAGAAATCTAAGTCTTGGTGCGATGTTAAATTTACATTTTCAGTAACTGGATCGTAGTCAAACGTTTGTGTGACACCAGTGTCTGGATTGTAATCAAAAAATACTGACATATATTAACCTTTAAAATGGGGAAGCCGAAACTCCCCCACCGTTTACTAAGCGCCTACACTTGCCACTTTTGAATGTGCATCTGGGTTTTGTACAACAAGAGCAAACTCTGTTGTGATCAAGTATTTGCTTGAGTCACCTGTTTTTGCTAACTCTACTTTTTCCATTGGGCGCAATGAAGCTAAACCAACGTAAGAAGGGTCTAAGCAAAGAACAGCAGTATCACGCATAAAGCGATCAAGTTTAACAGCATGGTTACCGAAATCTGATACGTAAATATCAGCAGCACCTGTGATGATAGCTTGGCTAGTAGTTTTTACTTCATTGTATTTAGTTGCGATACCTGCGAAGCCAGCAAACAATGCTTTGTTTTTAGGTGACATTAATACTAGTGATGTTTCGCCACCGTCAACCCAAGCAAGTTGTAGAGCTGATTTAAAATCTGCCTCAACAAATGTGCCTAGTGTGCCGTCAGTAGGTGCTGCAACAATACCAGCTGCGAAGCCTGGAGTTGTACCAGTAGAATTGCCTGTTGGAACTACAGAATTTGTAATCCATGATTCTACGCCTGCAGTAGTACGAGCTGTACCTGCACCGCCTGCGCTAGATGCTTGGTTACGCACAATAGCAAACTCCATGTCGCGTTTTAGTTCTTTACCAGCCTTCATTAGTTGATAAGCAACTTCTGATTTGCGACCGTATTTTTTAACTACATCGTATGTACCAGAGATTTGTACTGTTTTACGTGCGATCTGTGTGTAGTTACCTAATACAGTTGTTGCTGCTAATGTACCGAATGAACCGTCATCGCCCTCAACTTGTGCATTAGATCCTGCCGCTGTTAAAGCATCTGTTTGCCATTGGTGAAAAGTTTGTCCAGCAGTCATGCGTTTAGCTGCTGATAATAGTGGTGTATCTTCTGGCGAGATATCAAAGATTACGTCCTCAAAGGACTCTTGAATACCCTTACCAGTGTAGGTGTTGGTGGATGAAACTGCCATGTTAATTCTCCTAAATCATATTTTCAATAAGTTTTTGTGCATAATCCGACTTACCTGTTTTCCGCAATTGCTCGCGTACTTGGCGTGTAGCCAAACTTGCTTCCTGTTTAGTATCCTTAGAACCAGCTTTAACGACTGGCTTAGCTTGTGATACTTTATTCTTTACAACCGAATTCCCTTTTAACTTGCGCCATTGCATCGCGTCATGTAGAACCTTTACGTGTCGTGGATCTACAATTGTTCCGAGTTCATCGTCGTTAAATCCATAATCTTTGCCTGCTAAAATAATCTCTTGGCTGGTCTTTTGACTCCAATTAGGTATCTCTTTGGCTAGTATGGCTTTACCTTGTTCGACTCGTTGCTGCAACTGTGCATCTTTTTGCTGCTGCATTTGGTTAGCTTTAGTTGTTAAGTTTGCAGTCACTTGTCTGCGTTGTTCTTGCAGTTGGTTATGCGTAAAGAATAGCTTTTGTGCTTCTACAAAGTCATTGTCTGATAATGCTTGCCAATCTACATTTGCAAATTGTGCTAACTGGTTATCAATGGCTTTAATATCAGCGACTTCACTTAAAAAAGACTGTTGTGCTTCAAACTGACTCTGTAGGCTTTGCTCTTGGACTTTTATAGTCTGAGCGTAATCCTCTAGCTGTCTACGTTGTTCTGCGACCTCTTGTGTTTTCTGTGTGTAGTCTGCGCCCATTTGGGCTAAGCTGATGACTTCTTCTAGTGGTTTCTCAATTTCCTCACCTTTAATCTTTAGCTTAAATGTTTGTGGCTGCTCTTTCGAGTCCTCATCATCTTCAGCATCGGTTTCAGGTTCATCATCTTGCTCTGAATCTTCGTCTAGTTGCTCGTCATCTTCACTAGCATCTAGTTCAAGTTCAGGTTCATCCACTTCCTCTTGCTCAATTACTTCATCGGATAAAATTTCATCGTCAGCTACATCGAGCATTGCCATCAATCTGTCTTGTGCTGATGACTGCTCCATTGGGGCTTGGTCACTCATTGTATTACTCCTGTTGTGTTATCTAAATAACTTCCGTTTGTCGTTCACTTGCAGTGTTGCCATCTTACCTGTTGCTACTACGTCTTTAAGCTGTTTTTCTATCTGCGATAATAGTTGTAGACCAATAACTAAACGATTGTGCGTCTCAGCGTCACCAAGTGGGCTTGCCGTCATACTAGCAACGATACCATCACGTACTCTGCCGACGGCTGCTACAAACTCTGGGTTACTAAGCACATTATTTGCTTGCTCACCACGTTTAATCTCATTGATCTCTTTATCCATAGATACTTGTTTGTGCCTTAATGTTTGCGATAGCTAAATCTGTTTCCGCTTTAAGCTGAGCCTTGAATCTTTCAAGTTCTGCCTGCGATGCTATTTTTTCTCGCTCAATAATAATGTCGTTACGTGAACGCTCTTGCTCTTGTGCCATGTTAGCTTGAGCTTTTTGCTGTTCAATTTGCAACTGTCCTTGAATCATAATCTCAGCTTCACTTGGTTTCTGTTCACCTTGTGGTTGTGGATTATCAGCAGGATCAGTCCAGAACTCGTCAGGGTCTTTAAAGCCTGCGTTCTGTGTAAGTTTAGCTAATGCGTTGTAAATCTTATCAGGACTAGTAATTCCAACCGCTAACGCTTCTCTTTGTAATTGTAAAATAGATGTTAAGTGTGCTAATTGTTGATCACGATTGCCAGCACCTAAGCCTACTGAGATGGTTAAGTCTTTACGGTTAGCCCATGCGCGTGGATCAATATTAACCCATGTGTTACGCAATCTAACAATGTCAGGCTTAGTGTAAGAAGTTCTGACTAAGCGATGTACTAACTTAAACAAATCCTTAACGCCTGTTTCAGCAAATGTTCTAGCAACTAACTCTAGTCGTTGTTGCGATGCTGTCATAATCTGATTGATACCAGATGCAGTTTTATTCAGTGCGTTACCATCTAAGCCTTGATTGTAAGCAGTTACGCCTGTGCGTGATTCTTTCATCTTGTCCATATACTCAACCATGCCAAATGCAGAAGCTGGTAATGGTGGATGACTTAACGGCATAATAGCTGAGCCGGGTTCACCTTCAACACGAACAATACCGCCGGGTCGTGATGTAAGCATATCGTCTAGATTAACTCTTGAGCTGATAGCATAGCGACCATTGTTAGCCAAGTACATATTATCAAGCTGTCCACGTAACAATGTAGACTTGGTTAACTGGATGTCCATAGTCAGATCAGCGTATGAACGACCGATGTGTCTATGGGGCATTAACATAGGTGTGATGCAAGCAAATGGTACAACGCCTGCCTTCTCTTTGAAGACAATAGAGTTGCCAATAACAACATACCGCATTAGTTGGCTGTCAACTCGCATATAAGTATCACGCACTAATACATCATTACCGACTGTTGTTCTATCGTACTCTTCATCATAAATATCACGGGCAATAGATTCTAGTTCGTAGTTATCATTAGTCTCAGCAAATATAACATCCATCTTAGCCTTGCTTACACCAAACTCTTTACTTGCGTCATCTCGTGACATAATCTCACGGTGCTGTACAAAGCGTGAATCTTTTAATGATGGGCTAGTAGTATCAATAGACACCATAATGTTTTCAGGTGCTACGTTTTCAACTCTGATACCGTCTTTAGTTTCCGTTACTTTAATCTTTACATCATGCAATTGTGGGGCTGGTGGCAAGGGTTCGCCAGTCATCATAGACCGTGCGATAGCCTCTTGTGCGTTGAATGTAGGATCGTCATACGCTGTGTGATTAAGTAGCTCAACGTTGTCTTTCTCAATCAGCATACCTAACTGTCCGTCTGTGATACCTTCGTAATCTTCTTCGGTAATATCTACTTCAGGATTGTAATACGCCTTAACGTAACCGTTCTTACTTAGCAGCGCATCCTTGAACCAAACATAGAATACCTTGTAGCCCTCGTTTTTTTCCATCACTACGTGGTTAATATAATCAGTTTCCTGTTCAGCACCAGCAACATCCTCTTTGCTCTTAGGATTAAAACTAACAACTTCATCGCCACTAACAAACACTTTCAGTAATTGGGGTAACGCAGCTTCAATAACTTCTTGTGTGTCGGTACTGATAACTTGTGATCGACCTTCTACCTCGTTGCCGAATAGTTCGCCAAGATAATAATCAATAGCCTGTGCGCGGTCGTCAGATAAGGCAGAGTCATTAATACCGTAAGATATTTGTTCCTCTTGCTCGATCCTAGCCAACACTTCGCTGTCGTTAAGTTTCATTAAACAATACCTTTTGTTGTGTATTTAATTGCATCACCGCCCCAAGACTCGTTTTTCATCTGCTCTAAACTTGATGCCATGTAGCGGAATACGTCAGCACCATGAGAATACTCATCATGTAACGGTGCGCCTGCTTCCATTGTTCTGTTGTTAATAATCCGTCTGTAGTTTTTCAATGACTCTAATAACCTAATAACACTGTTGTCAAAGTAAACACGATGGAAGTTCATCCGTGCAATTCTTATGCCAGATTCAATATCTGCAATAGGAACTATCCGAACATCCCATCCAGCTTTGCGCATTATGTCTTCAGCACTCAATCCATATTTGAAGTCCTTAGTCCTGCCGTCATGCGGTAAGAACATCTGCCCCCAGTTGTACTTCAAATCTCTAAGCTGTGCGCTATACGAATCAAGAGTCCTATGATCGTCTTCAATATAGTTAATAATACGGATGTCACTAACACCGCGCTGGCATAGAATAATAGACATACTATCGTTCCAGCCCAGGTCAAACACAACATGAACTTTAAGCATAGGATCGTAGGGTACGTTAGTAACTCTGCTATTCTCTTGAGCATCTCTTATCTCGTTACTGTATATCGCGCCATCTACTGCAGCCTTACATTCACCTTCCCATATATTTGCATAGTCAGGATTGTGTTCTTTAGCATAAAGCCGCTCAATGTTTAATACTTTAGGAAAGTATGGATTGTCTTGCCAGTTGATCTTTTTAACTATTGCGTTACTTGCTGTGTTAATAACAAACCGCTGATAAGTATCATCTGTATCAACGTTAGGATTAAAGGTTACCCAGATCTCTGAATCAGGTTTACGTATCGTTGGAGTTAATATATCCCAACTACGCTTACTTACCGTCTGCGCTTCTTCTACCCATACTATATCGACACCTTCAAATGATTTAATACTTTCTACCGTGTTAGTAGCCAATCCTGCAAAGTTTATTTGTGTACCATTTATAGCGCGTATCTCCGACTCTAGCACTATATAAAAAGCACCCAAGCCTAATACTTGTATCTGGTCGCTTAACAGTTGATGTACTGACTGCTTAATAGACTTCTGTATTTCCCTAGCGCATAAGATACGT